GGGTCAAACAGTGGTTGACCTTTATCGGGGAGTCCAATCTTTTGTCCCTTGGGTGAAGACGCATACAATAACGATCCCGGTTGTGCGAACGCCCGCTGCGGTCGCTAACGGGATTATAGCCACGTCGGGTAAGTTTGGTTCGGGGGATTTGTCGGAGATAATCGGCGCCGGGTTTGGCGCGGCGCAAGGCGCTGGGTCGGTGGCGATAACCAATAGTGCTGTTTGGGGAGACGAAACCGAACTAGATGTACAAACGGCTACCAGTTGGTCCGATACGTGGATTGAGATTACCGCAAATAGCGAGAATGTTTCCGCTGGCCCGGCATGGATGTGGGTAACCACCGACGGCGAAGTACGGTACGGCGGAACAGGGGTGAGCGGAGAATAACGGAATAGTAGACTTTGTAAACTTGAAGGTTTGGTACACGGATTGAAACTGAGCAAGGCAGACATTAACTCTATAATTCGTGCCCAAAAGGAAGCACTATTTCCGGGCACGGAAGAGAAAAGGGATTATCGTGGCCGTTCTTGCTAAAAGAACAATACAAAAACTCCAAGAATGGCACTCCCTAATTAACCCTTGGGGAACGCCAGAAATGGGATATACCGATAGTGGCCTATGGGTCTATCTGAATATGGTATACACTAAGGACAGCCACGATGACAAAACGCCCGAGAAGAAGCTCCCCGTAGAAGACAAGGACTATCTGAAAGTTCTATTTCTACATTTGCTTGCTTGTGAGAAGCTTGCCGTTCCAAAATCCAGACAGATCATGGCTTCATGGGCAATCGCAGCATTTGCTACATGGGTTGCCCACACTAACCCACATCGAGAGATTCTGTACCAGGCGCAGAAAGAGGAAGATGCTCATGCAATGGTCAGCAAGGGCCGCAAGAATACTTCCGCCGGACGCATGGACTTTATCTTACACCGACTCCCTGAGTGGCTTCAAGATCCATACATCAAAGATGGCGTTGGAAATCGAGTGGGAGAGCTGGTGTTTTCTCCTAAGCCAATTGATAATGCAGGAGTGCCGATCCCCTGGTATGGCTCAACGATTACTGCGGTTCCCGGCGGCGCAGATCAGGTACGAGGAAAGACCCCGAAGTTCGCGGCGCTTGATGAGTGCGCGTTTTATCCAGACCTAGATGAAGCGGTTGCCGCTCTGATCCCCGCAACAAATGGCGGCGGAAGATATGCCCTAGTGAGTTCCGTTTACGCGGGTAGCGACTTCAACAAGATTGTGCTTGAATCTCCTTCCGGTGGAAAACCACAGGAGAAGCGGAATCTGGCCGTACTCCGGGGCCTGAAGATCATGGGCATCAAGTGGCCCGATGGAGTCAGGTCGTGGGAAACCCCCTCTGGTATTGTGGTGCTTGAACTCCACTACTCTGCCGATCCGGACAAAGACCCCAAGAATGACAATGGTGCATGGATCAAGAAGGCGGTAAAGGGCTATGTCGGAGGATTTGAATCGCCCAAGTGGCGAAGGGAAATGGAAATCGACTACTCGGCGGGAGGCGGCGACCCGGTTTTTCCGTTCCTTACTTCGGTTTATCATCCGATATTTAAGCCGAGAATCCCAGTAGAAGAAGCAAAGACTAAATTCAGGATCTATGCAGGATACGATTACGGGACGAATAACCCTGCTGCCTTCGTTGTGTGGGGCTTCGACAAGCTTGGAGAGCCCTATGCCCTCTGGGAATTGTACGAGCCATGTGAGGACTTCAACGAGCATTGCGACAAGATCAAGGCGTGTCCCTATTTTCAGTGCATCCAAGAAATTGTTTGTGACCCGTCGATTCACTGGAAGACGCAGAAGGGGTCCAAGTCGGGTATCGAGACCATCGCCCAGAGATTCTTTGAGCGAGGAATTCGCATGAACCCTGGGATCAGAGGGTCGGCGGAAGTTATTGCTGTGGACTTCAAGAGCAAGTATTGGCAAGATCCGCTAAATCCTCGGGGGTTCATTACTGAGGATTGTCCGTGTGGAATGAAAGAGGTCATGGAATTGAAACATGACGTTGCTCTTTCTACCTCTGCGGCAAACCGGAGAAACGCTCCTGAAACGATCATGGACAAGAATAACCACTGGTGGGATGCAACCGCTTATCTATTCAATTCTAATCCGCGACCATTCGTTCCCGCTGAGAAGATGGAAGAGTGGAGCGCGATACACAATATCATTAAGCGGGCGCAGATGAAAAGCATCCCGAGACAGACGAGGCCGGGGATTGTCACCATTTAGTCTGGAGAAGTAATGGCTACTGGCCGAGTAAAAAAGATCACTAATGGCAGCGACGAAGTTGCGATCAAGTGGCTATACAGAATCGACCGTGGACTTGCAAAGCGCGAGGCTGTTGCCGAAGATCGCTGGACAGCGAACGAACACTTCGAGGATCTGAAGCAGTGGAACGGAACCGATGAGACTAAAGAACTCGTCGCTGGATCTGGCGACCAGGTTACGATCAATAAGCTCTCTGCAAATATCAGAACCAAGCGGGCTGCGATCTGTGCAAAGAACCCCAAGGCAAAGTTCTCTCCGAAGACCGTTACTGGGTGGAAACCTATCCAAGTTCCCATTATGGGAGAAGACGGCACTCCTCAACTCGACGAGATGGGGCAAGTGGTTGTTCGTGAGATTCAGCCGCATAAGGTATTTGAGTCTCTGTTTAACGGGATTATCACCAAGGCCGAGTTTGGACTAGACCAGACGATTACGCGGCTCAACAAAGCAGGAGAGTTGGCCTACGGAGCCCTATTTACTGGGTATCGAGCAACTTACGCGAAGTCGAAAAATCCCGAGAATAAGGACATGAAGATCAAGATTGATCGGGAGAACGGTGTAATTACCGGACTCGATCAGTTTGCCCGCAATCCTGTTGATGGCACGATTGTCATGGATGATGATGGGAACCCGATCCGCAAGGACTTCATCCCCATTGGCGGAGAATACTTCATTGATTGGCAGCACTACCGGAATATAATTATTGATCCTGATGGCGGCAACGACTTTATGAAGCATAGCTGGGTAGCCATCGAGGAGTGGGTGCCGCTTCAGGACATGAAGGACGACAAGTTACTCTCGAACACCGACGATCTTGTTTCTACAGGAAGTCGGATGGATGAGGAGTTCAAGACTACCGCCGATCTCAACGATTGGGCACAGAATTCTATTGCCATTGAAGAAGACAAGATGGTGCGGAAATTCACTATCTTCGACTTCAAGAACGATCGGATGATTGTCTTGGCCGATGGGCATGGGGAAATTCTTCGTGATAATCCGACCCCCAAGGGGATTGTTCATGGCCCGCTGTCCTTCTATCGTCTGAATGAAATCATCGGCCAACATGAGGAGTTCTATCCTCGACCTCCGGCGAGTGACGCGCTTCCTCTAATTAGCGAGTACAATCAGGCGCGGACCTATTTGAGAGCAGCACAGAGGCACAGTGTCCGCAAGGCGCTGACTGAGACGGGGGCGCTGAGTGACGATCAAATAGCGGTTCTACAAAACGATGTAGACATGGCTATTGTCACGACCAATAAGGCATCTCAATATGGGTTGGATAAAACCATCCATATGATTTCTCCCCCTCCGGTTAATCCTGAGTTATACAACCTAATCTCTACTATCCGTCTAGACCTAGATGAGATATTTGGATCTAGCGGAGAGTCAAAGGGACAGTCAGCGTCTCGGACTGCTACTGCCATACAAGAGATTGAGAAGTACAGCGGAAGCCGGTTGGACTTCGATAGGAATATTCAGGCGGCGTGTATCGAGGATGCCTTCAACAAGCTTGCCCACTGCATCAAGGCGAACATGACAGACGCAACTGCCGTAGAAATCGTTGGCGAGGACGGGAAGAGTTGGACAGCGATTATAGATCAAGAGATGATAGACATAGACTTTGATCTTGAGATCAACCTTGAAGACATGGTTCCCGTGAATGAGGCGATGCAGAGTGCTAGAATGATGGAGATGACCCTTGCAGCGGGACAGAATCCTTGGTTGTTCGCCGATGAAGAGACTGCTCGGGAACTATTCCACGGTGCCGGGATTACGAACGAACGCTTCATTCAAGCGGTTGTTAGGCTCGCAAAGGCCCAAGTAGAGGCGCTCAACAACCCACAGCCGAAAGTCCCTAACGCAAGTCCAGCAAAGAACACAGGCGAGGCAATAGCACAGACGGGGGCCGGAATGCAGACTAGAAACCCACAAGGAGCCCCGTAATGCCCCTGTATACCCTCCAGTGCGAATGCGGGCACAAAGACGAGTACTTGTTTGGGATGAACGAAGAAGACGCTACGGGGCAGTGTGA